CAAAGCCGGCTTACACGAAGAAAAGTCAGAGGGGCTGCGGCCCCTCCGACACCTCCTGAAGTTTTTTTGACAGTCTGAGGGACTGTTGCAAGGCAGTCCCTTTTTTTGATGCGAAAAAGGCGGGGTTTTTTCCCTGGGCGGCGCATGGGAAAATAGGGGCGTGGGAGGGGACGCGAAGGGGGACAGAAAATGCCGAGGGACTGGAAGAAAATCGAAACTGATTATATGGGCGGCAATCTGTCCTACGCGAAAATCGCTGAAAAATGGGGCGTTTCCGTGCGTCAGGTGGAGGAGCACGGGCGGAAAAATCACTGGACGGAAAAGCGGCGGGAATTCCGCGGGAAGGTCGCGGCGCGGGCGGAGCAGAAGGCCATTGACAAAAAGGCCAGCCGGGAGGCGGAGAAGCTGGCGCGGCTGGACGAGGCGGCGGGGCTGATGCTGGAGGGCATTGCGCGGGCGCTGCGGGAGGACCCGGAGCAGCTGCGAAGGCACAAGCGCAAGGATGGGGAGATCATCCTGGACATGCTCAACGGTGGGAACGCGGCGGCGCTGGCCAAGGCGCTGGAGACCCTGGCGGGGGTGATACGGGACGCAAATGGGCTGCCGGGGAAGCTGGACAAGGAGCGGATCGCCGACATGCGGGCGCGGCGGAAGCTGGAGCGGCAAAAGGCGGGGCTGGACAGAAAGGACGAGGACGGGGGCGGCGTGGTGCTGCTGCCCCAGGTGGAGGAAAAGGCGGATGCGGGAGGTATGGAAACCGCAGCCCAAGCAGGCGCGGTTCATGGCCAGGCCGGAGTATGAGGTGCTGTACGGGGGCGCGGCGGGGGGCGGAAAGTCCGACGCGCTGCTGTGCGAGGCGCTGCGGCAGGTGCACATTCCCCACTATCGGGGGCTGATTCTGCGCAAGACGTATCCGCAGCTGTCGGAGCTCATTGACCGGAGCAGGGAGATTTACCGGGCGGCCTTTCCCCGGGCGCGGTACAACGGGACGGAGCACTTCTGGGCGTTTCCCTCCGGGGCGAAGATTTACTTCGGGGCCATGCAGTATGTGAAGGACCGCATCAACTACCAGGGCAAGCGGTATGACTACATCGCCTTTGACGAACTGACGCACTTTTCCTGGGAGGAATACAGCTATCTATTCTCCCGCAACCGTCCCAGCGGGCCGGGGACGCGGGTGTACATGCGGGCAAGCACGAACCCGGGCGGGCCGGGGCACGGATGGGTCAAGGAGCGGTTCATCACCGTGGCGCCGCCCATGACCCGGGTGGTGGAGGAGATGGAGCTGCCGGGGCCGGACGGCAAGCTGCGCAAAATGCAGCGGGACCGGATGTTTGTACCGGCGACGGTCTACGACAATCAGGAGCTGCTGAAAAACGCGCCGGGGTATCTGGCCAGCCTGAGCATGCTGCCGGAGGCGGAGAAGAAGGCGCTGCTGCTGGGGGACTGGGACAGCTTTACCGGGCAGGTGTTCACGGAGTGGCGCAACGACCCGGCGCACTACGAGGATCAGCGGTGGACGCACGTGGTCAAACCCTTTCGGATCCCGGACTGGTGGCGGATTTACCGGGGGTTTGACTGGGGATATGCCAAGCCCTTTTCCGTGGGCTGGTACGCGGTGGACGGGGAGGGGCGGATGTACCGCATACGGGAATTATACGGCATTGCGCAGGACGGCACGCCCAACGCGGGGGCCAAGATGCAGGTGGCCGAGGTGGCCCGGGAGATCAAGCGGATAGAGAGCGAGGACGAAAACCTGCGGGGGAAAAGGATTTTCGGCGTGGCGGACCCGGCCATCTTCCAGGAGAACGGCGGGGCGAGCATTGGGGAGATGATGGAGCGGGAGGGCGTGTACTGGGAGAAGGGCGACCACACGCGCCTGGCGGGGAAGATGCAGTTCCATCACCGTCTGGCCTTTGACCGGGAGGGGCGGCCCATGCTCCAGGTGTTCAGCACGTGCAGGCACTTCATCCGCACCATACCGGCGCTGGTATATGACCAGCGGGACGTGGAGGACGTGGAAAGCAAGGTAAGCGAGGATCACATCTATGACGAATGCCGGTATGTGCTGATGCTCAACCCCATTGAGGCCCGGGAGCCGGTGAAGCCGCCCGCGGTGGAGCTGGACGACCCGCTGGACCTGCACAAAAAGCCGGAGGTCAAATTTTACAGAATCTAGGGGGGCAAGAAGATGCCAGGGAGAGCACGGGAAGAAGCATGGAAGGAAAAGGAGCGCGGCCAGGAGAACCGGCAGGCGGAAGGCGGCGCGGCCATAGACAGGGAAGCAGGCATGCAGCGGAGAAAAGGCCGGGACAGGGGCGGTGCGGCCATAGACAGGGAAGGCGGCATGCAGCGTGACGGGAGCATGCAGGGCGGAGCTGCGGAGCTTGGCGCGGCCATGGAAGCGGGGGCGCCACCCCAGGAGCTGGCGGCGGCGGTGGCGCGGCGCGGGCCGGTGGAGGCGCTGATGTCAGCCATGCGGCAGATGCCGGAGGGCATGGAAAAGCCCAGGAAAAAGCGCATGCTTGCCCGGATCGGCGTGGAGGACATCCAGGAGGCCACGGCGCGGCTGATGCGCTACAAGCAGGGCAAGGCGGTGCTGGACAGCCGCATTGCGGGCAATGAGGAATGGTGGAAGCTGCGGCACTGGGAGGAAATGGCGGGGAGGCCCGGCCAGCGCGAGGAAATACGCCCGGCCAGCGCGTGGCTGTTCAATACGCTGCTGAACAAGCACGCGGACGCCATGGACAACTATCCCGAGCCGGTGGTGCTGCCCCGGTCCCGGGACGATGAGCGGGAGGCCAAACAGCTGACCAGCATTCTGCCGGTGGTGCTGGAGAAAAACGGCTATGAAGCGGTGTACGACGCCATGTGGTGGTACAAGCTCAAGTTTGGCACGGGGGTGCAGGGCGTTTTCTGGAACCCGCGGGTGGACAACGGCGCGGGGGACATTGACGTGCGCAGTGTGGATCTGCTGAACCTGTTCTGGGAGCCGGGGGTGAAGGACATCCAGGACAGCCGGGACTTTTTCTGCCTGGCGGTGGTGCCCGTCGAAGCACTCCGGGACGCCTACGGGGACAAGGTGAAGGACGTGCGGGGCGGGTGGAGCGTACAGCCCATGGAATATCGCCACGAGGACAACCGGGAGCAGGGCGACAAGGCGGTGGTGGTGGACTGGTACTACAAAAAGAACCAGGACGGGCGCAGGGTGCTGCACTACTGCAAGTATGTGGACAGCGTGATTCTCTACGCCTCGGAGAACGACCCGGACTACGCCCAGCGGGGATATTACGATCACGGGCAGTATCCCTTTGTATTCGACCCCATGTTTCCGGTGGAGGACAGCCCGGCGGGCATGGGGTACATCGACGTGCTGCGGCAGCCCCAGGCCTACATTGACCAGATGAACGCCATCATGCTGAAAAACGCGCACCTGGCGGGGCGGCCACGGTTCATGGTGAAAAATGCCAGCGGGGTGAACGAGGAGGAGTTCTCCGACTGGGGAAAGGACTTTGTCCACGCGGAGGGGAACCTGGGCGAGGACGCGGTGCGGCAGATTACGGTGGAGGCGCTGCCGCAAAGCGTATACGCGCTGTATGAAAACAAGATCGAGGAGCTCAAGCAGGTTTCGGGCAACGATGACTTCACCCGGGGGAGCGCGTCCAGCGGCGTGACGGCGGCCTCGGCCATTGCGGCGCTGCAGGAGGCGGGCAGCAAGCTGAGCCGGGACATGATCAAGAGCAGCTACCGGGCCTTTGCCAAGGTATGCGAGCTGTGCGTGGAGCTGATACGGCAATTTTACACGGAGCCGCGCACCTTCCGCATTACGGGGGAAAGGGGCGGGGAGGACTTCACCACCTATGCCTCGGGGGGCATACAGGAGCAGCGCCTGCCGGAGTACGGCATGGAAAGCGCGCGCAGGCCGGTATTTGACCTGAAGATCAAGAGCCAGAAGAACAGCCCTTTCAGCCGCATTGCCCAGAACGAGACGGCCAAGGAGCTGTACGGCATGGGGATTTTCCAGCCGGCCAACGCGGACCAGGCCCTGATGGTGCTGGACATGATGGACTTTGAGGGCAAGGCGCAGGTGGTGGAAAAGGTGCGCGGCAACGGCACCATGTACCAGCAGATGCAGCAGATGGCCAAGCAGCTCCAACAGCTTTCGGTGATTGTGGACCGGCTCACGGGCAGCGGGCTGACCCAGGCCATGGACGCGCCGGTCACGGGGCAGGCGGGCAGCCCGGATGCGGGCGGAAAGGCAAGCCCGCTGACGGCGGCGGTGCAGGGCGGCGCGGGCGTTACGGCAACCACGGCCAGGGACAAGGCCCAGCAGGCAGCCCAGCCCAGATAAGGAGGGAGTATGGCACAATTCAACGTGACCATGCCGGCGACCAACAGCAGCGACCCGGTGGTGCTGCGCAGATACATAGGCAAGCTGGTGGAGGAGCTGCGCTACACCCTTTCCAACCTGGACGACAGCAACATCAGCCGGGCGGGCATCAGCCTGACGAAAATTCAAGGGGTGGACGCGGAGCTGGCCAGGATCACCCAGGCGGAGATCGGAAAGGTAAAGATCGGCGCGGCGCAGATCCAGGACCTGAAAGCACAGGTGGCGCAGATCGTCACGGCGGTGATTCAGACGGCAGTGATCGACTGGGCGCAGATTGAGGAGCTGCACGCGGCCATTATTCAGGCGCTCCACGCGGAGATCAAGGTGGGGGCGTTTGACCTGGCGGAGGTGAAAAACCTGCTTTCCGAGGCGCTGGCACTGGAACAGGGCAGCGCGGACAGCATGTACATCACCAACCTGGCGGTGACATCGGCCAACCTGCTCAGCGCCATGCTGGGCAAGCTGGTGCTCAAGGGCGAGGACGGGAAGTATTACCAGGTGATGATTGGTTCTGACGGTACGATTCACACCCAGGAAGTGGAGCCTTCGGAAGCGGAAATCGAAGCTGGGGAGACGGAAAGCGGGCAGGGCATTGTGGACACCAGTGCCAACTTTGCGGATCTGACGGCCCAGAACATCAAGGGGAACGAAGGCATCTTCCAGACCATCCTGGCCCAGAGCATGACGGCGGGGAAGCTCACCGCGGGGGAAGCGATGATTGCCTCGGCGACCATCCCGACCCTGTACGCCACGTCCATTCAGGCCATTGGGAACAGCCTGGATTTATCGGCCAATGAATCCATCAGCCTGATTGTGGGCGGGAATGTGCAGGCGCTGGAAGGGCTGATTTACGACGCCCAGGAGCAGCTGGGAGACATCGAGACCGCGCTGGAAGGGAAAGCGGAGCAGGAGACGGTGCTGCGGCTATCCACGGAGCTGACGCAGACGGCCCAGGGGATCACGGCGGTGATCAACCGGGTGGAGGCGGTGGAAGGTGAAAACGCGGAAGTCGGGGAGATCCTGGCGGCGTATCAGCTGACCTTCCGCATGGACGCGGACGGGGTGACCATTGGCAAAAGCAACAGCGGTTTTGATGTGCGGATTGACAATGAGAAGCTGTCGTTTCGTGAAAATGGGCAGGAGATCGCTTATGTGAGCAACAGCCAGCTGTTCATCACCGCGGCGGAGATCACCCAGAGCCTGACCATTGGGAACTACCGCTTTTCGCGCATGGAGGACGGCAGCCTGGCGCTGCTGCTGTAAGGGAGGAAAGCATGGCAAGCGTTATTTTGACGTCCGGGGTGGTGGTGGGCAATCAGAGCCTGGTCACCAATGGCGCGTACACCAGTTACGATCTGACGAAAAGCGGGAGCTTTCCGGCGGCGGGGTATCGGGTGGCCAGCGCCACCTTGACCTGCACCCTGCGCAATGCCGTATGGGACACCATCACCGTCAAGGCGGCGGACGGTACCACCCTGGGCAGCTTTGGGGCGGTGGGCACCAATGGGGAGCGCACCTGCGCGCTGATCACCGGGTACGATTATGCCAGCCTGACCCACGTTACCCTGTACGGCGGCGGAGTGGGTACGCAGATTGCGGGCGGCAGCTATGTGACCATCACGGTGGAATGGGCATACACCACCTCGGCCCTGACGCTCTCGGCCACCAGCATGGAAGCGGGCGGAAGCGTGACAGCCAGCATCGGGGCCTATGACCCGGCGTTTTCCCACCAGGTGCGGCTGGAATTCGGCACGAAGGCCCAGACCTGGGACGTGGCGGCGGGAGTGACGGCCCAGGCGGTGACCGTGCCCGTGGGATGGTTGGATCAGATTCCCACGGCGCAGTCCGGCCCGGCGCGGGTGACGCTGATTACCTATTCCGCGGGCGTCTATGTGGGCGCGGTGGCGGCGTCCCTGACGGTGACGGCTCCGGCCAGCGCGGCGCCCACCTTTACGGCGTCCTGTGCGCCGCTGCTGACGGTGGGCGGAACCACCTATCCCAGCATGGGCAGTGGCGTGTATGTGCAGAGCAAGAGCGGCTGCACGGCCAGGATCACCGGGGCGGCGGCGCAGTACGGGGCCGCGGTGACGGGGTACAGCATCCGCGGGGGCGGGTACTCGGGGACAAGCGCCACCCTGCAAACGGGGCTGCTGGGCGGTTCCGGCACGGTGCCCTTTGTGTTCCGGGTGACGGACAGCCGGGGGCTGTACACGGAAAAGACGGTGAACATTTCCGTGCTGGCGTACACGCCGCCCCAGGTGAGCAGCCTCACCGGCTGGCGGGTGGACAGCGCGGGAAGCGCAGACCCTTCCGGCACCCTGGGCAAGCTCAAGAGCGTATGGAGCTATACCAGCCTGAGCGGGGCGAACAGCTGCACGGCACGGGCGTACATCAAGCCGGTGGGCGGCAGCGAAACGGCCCTGAACGCGGCCATGGCCAGCGGTTCCACGTACTGGGTGGCCACGGCGGCG